ATTGCAACAGAAAGGGGGAAATCTGATGGAAGAAATTTATATATCTATGAAAGAAGCATCTGATTTAGAAGGAATTCCATATGCAACATTTTCACGTTGGATTTCCCAAAAGGAAATAGACGGCACAATCGAAATACAAAAAAGAAACTTTAAGTCTGGTGGAAAAGAGCGAAAATACATCAAACTTACTGACCTAAGCCCCAAAGCCCAGAAGGCCTACCGGGCCATGAAGAAGATAGATACGGAAGAAGGAAGTGATATCGTGATGGAGAACCTGCCCCCAGAGGAGCCCTGGTACCTGGATACCGATGTGAACTGGTACATAGAGAACCACAGCCAGGCATATTACAAGGCGGTGGAGCTGTCCCGGCTCCTGCAGGACATCATCAACTATTCGGATGCAGACAAGACGGAGTACATCATCCGGAAGGCGGCGGAGCTGGGAATGAGCCAAAGGACTTTGTACCGCCACATGGACAAATACCTGGAGGCGGCAGGGTGGGCCCTGAAGATGCTGCGGGAGACCGGGGCCAACTACGATTATTACAAGGTCCTGTGCCTGTGCCGGAAACCCAAGGATTCCAACACCTTCCCCACCTTTACGCCGGAAGTGAAGCAGAAGATACACAACATCTGGTTCGACAAGGACTTTGCCCGGAATGAAGGAAAGCGCCAGATGCTGTATGACAAGCTGCTGGAAATCGGTACGGCCAATGGCTGGCCCATCCCATCTTACCAGAGTGTATGCCGTTACATCTCCCACCTGATGGCAGACGGGCAGCTGGAAAGCGCCTATTTCCTTGCAGCCAAAGGTGACAGGGCGTGGAAGAACAAGCGGATGGTGAAGGCCCTGCGCGATACCCGGTCCCTCCAGGTCATGGAGGTCCTTCTGGGGGATGAACATACCTTTGACTGCTGGGTCTCCTATAAGCTACCTAATGGGAAGGTGACGGCCATCAAGCCTAAGCTGGTGGCCTGGATTGACGCCAGGAGCCGCATGGTGCTGGGGGATATCATCTGCCGGGATGCCAATGCCCAGATACTGAAGCAATCCCTGATTAAGGTATTGTACGGAACCCCGGGAGGGATGCCGAAGTACCTGAACATTGACAACGGAAAGGACTATACCTCCAGGGAACTGACCGGCGTCAAACGCTATCCCACCCGGGAAGAAACAGAACGGTATGCCGGATTTGAGGAGGTAAAAGCGGGATTCTATCACACCATTGGGATAGAGGACTTCCACCGGAGCCGTCCTTATGAGCCATGGAGTAAATCCGAAATAGAGCGTCTGTTTAAGACGGTATGCGATGGATTCTCCCGGTGGTTTAAGAGTTACACGGGTACATTGACAGGAAGCAGGACCAGCGCCAAGATTGACAAGGACATCAAGCGTATGCTTGAACAGGGGAAGCTGCTGACCATGGAGGAGTTTTATGAGAAGTGGAGCCACTACCTGCACAACGTGTATGCGGTGAAGGTCCACAGGGGCCTGAAAAACCAGGGAGAAACATACTGTACCCCGCAGGAACTGTTTGACAAAGGGGAACGGTATGAGAAGGCCCTGCCGCCAAAATCCTTTGCCCTGCTGCAGCTGATGAAGTCAGAACGGGCACGGGTATATAACGTGGGAATCCGGAAATTCGGCCAGGTCTATAACCATCCGGAGCTGATTTATTACATGGACAAGCCTGTGGACATCAAGTATGACCCGGAGGACGTGACCCGGCTGCTTGTGTTTGACGCCCAGGACGGCCATATGATTTGTGAGGCCGAGAGCCAGGAACTGTTAAAGATTGCCCACAAGGTCCCACAGGAGGCGCTGGAACGCCACATCCGGCTCCAGAAGCAGCAGATGAAGGATGTGCGTGAGAAGCTGAAGGAAATGAGATGTCCGCTGGATGAACGGATTGCCGGCGCGGCTCAGGCTAACACCATCGTGGGAAGCATGATGATAGAAGGGGCAGGGAACAGCCAGAAGGTCATCACGCTGCCGAAGGAGGAGAGCTACCGGGAACACAGGAAGGCGGCGCGGCAGTCGGAATATATCGCCAGGCAGGGCCGTGAGGCGCTGGAGAAGCTGCGCAACATGGGTTAAGTCCAACACATAAACCAATCAAACGGAAAGGAAGGGTATCGTAAATGAAAAGTCTGGCAGAACGTGTGTGCCTCAGATTAAGAATCATAAACATGAACAAGGCGGAGCTGGCCTGGCAATTTGATAAGGAGGGGATGAGGTGTTCCCGCTCCATGCTGAGCCAGTACTTAAACGGGAAATATCCAAGCAGGCCAGTAAAGCTGGAGGAACGTCTGGAGAGGTGGCTGGAGGAGACAGAGGAACAGGAAGCAGCCTTCCGGCAGGAAAAACCGCAGGTGGCAGATAAGTATGCCCAGCAGATTGCTCGCCAGTTTGCCTCCCAGAAAGAACCGGAGGAAGCGGGAGAGCAGGAGCCGCTGCTGGAAGAGGAAGCGCCGCCCAGGATGGGAAGCAAGCCGGATGTGTTTGAATCCGATGATTACATCAACATAGTAGGCATCTGCAACCTGTGCCAGCAACAGCAGGGAAGCGCCATCGTGGTGGGGCGGTCCGGCTACGGTAAGACCTACAGCCTGAAGCAGTACGCCAGGCTGCCCCGTGTCATCTACATCGAGTGCAACGAGTCCATGAGCTGCCGGGACCTGGTAAGGCGGATAGAGAAGCAGCTGTGCCTGCCAAAGCGCTACGGTACGAATGACGAACGCCTGGAGGAAATCTGTGAGTTCTTCAACGTGAACCGGGGATATCTGATGATAGTGGACGAAGCGGACAAGCTCATCAACAAGTACACCATCAAGAAGATTGAGCTGCTGCGCACCATCATGGATTCGGCCGCGGTGGGGATGGTACTGGCCGGGGAGCTGTCCCTGGAGGCCCACCTGGCTGCGTATGATGAACGGTTTGCCAACCGTATGGACTTTGCGTACCGGCTCCATGGTCTGGGAAAAGGCGAGGTAGAGCGCTACCTGGAGGACTGGAGCGTGGAGGAGAGGGCCATGGAGGTGCTGACCAGCCGGGCCAGGAACAGCAAGAACGGCTGTTTCCGGCTGTTTGACCGGACCATGAACAACGTCATCCGTCTGATGCGGGAACGGGAACAGACGACCATCACGGAAACAATCATCAACGAGGCATCCGCCATGATGCTGCTGTAGGGAGGGAATGGACGATGAAACGCAAGATACTGACCATTACATACACATGCCCGGAGGACAAGGTGAACCTGGGAGAGGTGGATATCATGGGAACCATCCTCCAGAAGCTCGGGGAGCTGGGAGCCTATGATATAAATCTGAAGGCCAGTTCCGCGGAGGTGCGGGAACCGGCTGCGCCAAAGGTCAGGGAGACGGGACCCCAAATCCCTGCATTCCTACAGGAACGCAGGAGCCGGCCATCCAGGAGGGAAGTGCCCTGCCTGCCAGGAGGAGGGGAAGCCTATGGGAACGGGATATAGGTATACCATCAAGACCCTGTGGGGGTTAGCCAAGTCAAAGGAGCTGGGGCTGACCGAGGAGGAGCTGCACCTGCTGGTGGCCCGTGAGACCGGGAAGGACAGCATCCGTGAGCTGAACCGGTCGGAGCTGTCCCATGTCTGCCATATCCTGCAGAAACAGAAGGACGATATCAAACGGCAGGAAGGGAGGCTGCCGGAACGCAGGGGGAACCCGCAGACCGGACGGCAGCGCCGAAAGATAGGCCAGCTGAAGGAGAAGCTGGGCTGGGAGGAGCGGCAGGTCCGTGCCCTGTGCCACCGGATGTACCGGGTGGACGCAGTGGAATGGCTGACCTATTACCAGTGCCAGGGATTGATTGAGGCCATGAAGGCCATCCTGGAGCGGAAGCCGGAAAAGGAGGATGGCCGGGGATGAAGGATAAGGAAGGTAAGGGGACGTTTGGGTCTGCTATGGCGGGGGTCCTATGTGCGCAGTTGGAAGCCACGGCCATCTACCTGGGGCATCCAGCTACACAGCAACAAAAATCCGATTGGATGGAGCTGGAGGTGGAGGCCCTTCTCCGTGAAAGCCAGCTTGCCAGGGAGGCGGTCCAGATGAAACAGACCCTGGAGCTGGGGGAACATGTGCGCCGGGAAATAGAGAAGGAGCAGATGAAGAAGGATACGCCGGAAGGGATGCTGAGCTGATGGAAGGACTGATGCAGTTGTTTGACCGGAAATACCGGGAATACCAGGATTATCTGGATGAAAAGTCCTGGGCGGATGCGGCCCTTGCCCAGTCCTACCTTCTGGGGGTCCTGCATTGCATGTGGGCCTTATGGGACCGGAAGGCGGAGAATGCAAAGCAGTACCATGAGGAGATAGTGCGCCGGAGCCATAGGATAGAATAGTAAAGAGAGGAGAGTGGAGATGAAACGGACAATTAAGTTACACACAGGAGCGACCAAGGTCGTTGAGGATGCCACGCATAAGATAATGACAATCCAGGAATGGAGGGAGGAAGGAAAAAGACGTTTTGGTAAGGACTACATGGATTGGAAGTTTGAGTGCCCTATGTGCGGACATATTG